CCTGGTCATACGATTAAATGCCTTTAACTGCTCCTCAGAAGCAAGTAGTTGATTGTAACACCAGGTACAGAGTTTTAATTACCGGAAGAAGATTTGGTAAGACATTTATTTGCATTAATGAGTTATGTAGGTTTGCAAGATATCCCAGGAAAAAGGTTTGGTATGTTGGCCCAACTTATAGACAAGCTAAACAGATTGTTTGGGATGAGCTGCTAGACAAGCTGCGTAAACATAAATGGATTAAGAAAGTTAATCATTCAGATTTAACAGTCACCTTAAAGAACAATAGTACCATCTCCCTGAGAGGTGCAGATAATGAGAATAGCTTGAGAGGTGTAGGATTAGATTTTCTCGTAATGGATGAATTTGCAGATGTCAAAGAAGAAGCCTGGACTCATGTGTTAAGAGCCACCTTATCTGATAAAAATTCTCCGGCTTTATTCTGTGGTACTCCAAGAGGATTTGGAAACTGGAGTTATAATCTATTTACCAGGAAAGATGAAGATCCACAAAACTGGGCATCATTTCAGTTTACTACTTTAGAAGGAGGCCAGGTATCAGCTAATGAAATAGAACAAGCCAAAGCAGATCTAGATGAAAGAACATTTAGACAAGAATATATGGCCACTTTTGAGAGTTACTCAGGTGCTATTTACTACAACTTTGATAGAGAATTGAATGTGTTAAAAGAATATAAACCACAAACTAAAACAGTGCATATAGGAATTGATTTTAATTTAGATCCTATGACAGCTGTAATCAGTGAAGTAATTGACAATAAGATCTATGTCTTTGATGAGATCCAAATCTATTCTTCTAACACTAATGAATTAGCAGATGAGATTAAAGCCAGGTATAAAGAACATCACATTTTTGTTTATCCAGATCCGGCAGCTAAACAAAGAAGGACCAGTGCAGGAGGTGTGACTGATTTATCTATCTTGAAAAATGCAGGATTTAATTTAAGAGTAAGGAACGCACATCCATTAGTGAAAGACAGAATCAATGCAGTTAATTCTAAATTACTCTCAGCAAAGGGAGTTAGAAGTTTATTTATTGCAAATTCTTGTAAAAACATGTTAAAAAGCATAAGTAGACAAACTTACAAGGAAGGTAGCCAGGCAGTGCCAGATAAAACAAGTGGATTAGATCATATGAATGATGCTCTAGGTTATCTTGTTGAAATGCTCTTTCCAGTAAGAAGGGATTTTAATCCCTCAGCACCACAAAGGTTTAGTTAATGGCAACATTTGATAGAGATTTTTTAACAGAACTTCATCCTGATTATAAGCAGAAGATGAATGATTGGAATTTTCACGATAGATCATTTTTAGGTGGTCAAGACTATGAGAATGGTTATTTCCTTAATAGATACGTTTTAGAAACTGAACAAGAATATTTAAACAGATCAGAATTTACTCCCTTAGATAATCACTGCCGAAATGTAGTACAGATTTATTCATCATTCCTATTTAGAGTTCAACCCACTAGAAACTTTGGCAGCTTAACTGGAGATCCTCAATTAGAGGCTTTTATAGCTGATGCAGATCTAGATGGCAGAAAGTATAACAACATCATTAGAGAGATGCAGATTAACGCATCTATTTATGGAACTTGTTGGGCCATTGTAGATAAACCTCAATCCAATGCTAAGACCAGGGCAGAAGAATTACAGCAAGATATTAGACCATATCTATCTATTTATACTCCTCAAAATATTACTAACTGGAGATATGAAAGAGCTGCTAATGGAAGATATTATCTCACAGCCTTAACTGTAGTAGAGGATATGATGGAGAAGGATGCCATTGTCAAAGTATGGACACCTGAAGATATCACTACCTACAAAGTAGAAGAATTTACTGTTGAGTATGCAACCAAGAAGCCAATTAAGATTGATGAGCAGCCAAACGCATTGGGCAGAATACCGGCAGTTATTCTATACAATCAAAGAACATCAAAAAAAGGCATTGGTATATCTGATCTATCAGATGTGGCTGAATTACAGAAATCTATCTATAATGATTATTCTGAGATAGAGCAGCTTATTAGATTATCTAATCATCCATCCCTAGTGAAAACACCCAATGTAGAAGCTAGTGCCGGAGCAGGATCTATTATTGAAATGCCAGAAGATCTAGCACCTGAATTAAAACCTTATATCATTCAACCATCATCTCAATCCCTGGAGTCTATTATGAAAGTTATCAAGACTAAAGTAGAGGCCATTGATAGAGTGACTCACATGGGAGCTGTGAGAGGTACAGAAAAAACAGTTAATTCTGGAATAGCTTTACAAACAGAGTTTCAATTACTTAATGCAAGATTAGCTGAGAAAGCTGATTACTTACAAAATGCAGAAGAACAAATATTTGATTTATATGCAGCATGGCAAGGCACAACATTTGATGGTGAAATCATTTATCCAGATAGCTTTGATCTAAGAGATTATGCTAATGATTTACAATTCCTCCAGGCAGCGAAAGCTAGTGGAGTAAGATCAGCTACATTCACTAAAGAAGTAGATAAACAAATTGCAAGAGCAGTTGTTGATGATGATGAAAAGATTGCGAATATTGATAATGAAATAGATGCAACTCCAGAGCCTATTGGACAGTTTGCGACTCCAGAAATAGAGGGAGAAGAAATTGCCGAAGAAAGCTAGAGTTCCCAAGGATAAGAAATCCGGACTACCTAAGAAATATTTATCTGGCCTTAAAGGATCTAAGAGATCTAAAAGAGTTTCTTTATTAACCAAGATTGCAAATCTTTACAAAGCAGGTAAAAAAATACCTATGAATTTATTAAAGCAAAGGACTAAGATATGACTAATACAACAACACCTACAACTATTGATAATGATTTTGCACCAGAAACGCATACAGTAGGAAATACATCAGTACAATCTGGTGTTATTACTACAGGCAGTGGATTAATTAGAATAGCAGTGACAACACATGCACATATTAAGTTCGGATCTAATCCTACAGCTACAGAAGAAGATTTGTTGATGCCCACAGATCATGTTGAAGTATTTAGATTTAAATCTGGAGATAAAATTGCATTTATTGGTCATGGTGCAGGATCTGGTGAAATAAACATTTCAGCAATAGATTAATGGTTAAACGTAAACCTATAGCAGCTTCAACCTTATCTACTCTCAAAGCCAAAGCCAAAAAATCTAAACTATTTAACTTGGCAGATCTCAAAGCATCTTATCGTAGAGGCCAAGGAGCATTTCTATCTAGTGGATCTAGACCAAAGATCCCAATGGCAGCTTGGGCTATGGCTAGAGTCAATAAACTAATATCTAGAGGGAGATCATCTACATTTGACAAAGACATTGTTACAAGAGCAGCCAAAAGGAAAAGTCGTAAACGCAACTGAGTTCTGTACCTGGAGTCATTCCAAGAGAGATAAAGAGCAGAAATGTTTTTGTGGTGAGTATGCGTCTATCGGTTTTAATTTCAAATTTGGTATGCTAGAGTTATTATGTTTTAAACATTATCAAGAGAGGATAAAGCCATGCCAAAAGGTAAAGGAACATATGGATCAAAAGTTGGTAGACCAAAAAAATCAGCTAAGTCTAATATGAAAAAAAAGAAGAAGAAGTAATGCCACTAATAAAAGGCTATTCACAAAAAAGTATCTCCAAGAATATAGAAAGAGAGATAAAGGCCGGTAAACCTAGAAAACAAGCAATAGCCATAGCTTTAGATGTCGCTAGGAAAGCCAAGAAGAAACGCAAGAAGAAGTGATCTTTATAACTGGAGCAAATTCAGAATATGAAGATATTTTGGATTGGTTTATTCTTAACTATAACAAGCATATTAATCTCCCACTGTATATCGCAGATTTTGGTCTTAGGAACACATATCCAAATACTCTTAAAATAAACTGGAAAGAAAATCCTTGGTTTTATAAGCCCAGGGCTATGATAGAAGCACCATCTGATAGAGTATGTTGGATTGATTGTGATATAGAAATCAAAGAAGATATTTCTGATATATTTGAACTTACTGGAGCTGCAGATTTTGGAATGACTAAGGATTGGTGCAACAGAAACACAGAATGGCAATCAGGATTAGTATGTGTCAATTCTAAACAGCCTTTATATAAATGGGCTGAATTATGTGAATATAGGCAATACCGAGGAGATCAGGAAACATTTGAAATTATCAAGAATTTTTATTCTATTAAAGAAATCCCAAAAGAATATAATTGGCTGCGTCTAGCTGAACCGAGAGAAGATGTAAAAGCTATGCATTGGACCGGAACAATAGGCAAAGAAATTATAAGGAGTCAAATTCATGCGTTGTCTAATGGCTGAAAATCAAAGAGATTATATTTTATCTCATGTTAAAGATCATTTGTTAGAATGGGGATGTGGTGGCACGACTCTCTACTTTCTACAAAACCTCCAGGGTAAAAAACTAACATCCATAGAACACCATGAAGATTGGTACAACAAAGTAAGACAAGTATGTCAATTCTCTAATCATCATTTTCATTTAATTCCTGGAGATCATATTGGAGGTAATGCAACTCCCTTTGAAGAAAATCCATCTGGACTGCATGATTATATTTCCTTTACAGCTGAGAATGTAGACACAGTATTAGTAGATGGAGTAGCGAGATCTAGCTGCCTTACTATGGCCTATATCAAATACCCCAAAGCCACAGTATTCCTCCATGATGCTAATAGAGATTGGTATAATTTTGCTATTGATCTCTATCCCAATAAGGAAATAATCCCACCAGAGAAAGATGGATATCCACCTTTATTGATTAAGCTATGGCAATAATATCACATACACATAAATTCTGTTTTATTCATACTCCTAAGACTGCCGGATCTAGCATGGGATTTGTTTTAAATAAATATGCTAAACAAGTTCATATTCCAAACAGCTCTAGGAGTGCTAAAGGATGGCAGATCCCTTTACATGAACATGGGATGCACAATGCAGTATCTAATTTTATAGATAAAGTTCCTGATGGTTATTTTAAGTTTGCCTTTGTACGCAATCCTTTTGATTTACTAGCGAGTGGATTTGTAGATAGACATTATGTGAACTTTGAAAACTTTATTAAAACATCCTTGGGGAAAGATAAACGTCTATTTCATAAATGGACACAATGGGAATATC